TTATAATAAAAGTTATTTATTAATCGCTATTTAATGCAGTACCTGCACCTGTTGCACCATTAAATAAATCTTCAAAACTTGCTGCAACACCTGCAGAGCCAGCTTCAAAAGCTACAACGATAGTACCTTTAACTTTACCACCATTAGCAATTGCGTGCGGTTGGTTGGCGCCAGAAAGAGCGTACTCGATAACCATTACATCGTAATCTGTACCGTCTTTTGCTTGTAACTCAGCAAAAGATTGTGCGCTAGGGAATCCAGTACCTGTAAAAGAAGCTCCGCCTGGAGTATCTTGAGATAACCCAAACCATTCCATATCTGCAATAGCCTCACCGTTAGTGTTACCTTTAGCCGAAGCTGTACTTGTATCAGAAGTAGTAGATCCAAATCCATCTAATTGGAATTCAAAAGAAACTACGTGGTAAGGATATAAACCTACTTTGTGATATGCAGCTAAAGCTGTTAATTTAATACCACAAGCAGAAGCTTCAACAACTGCAGCTGTAAGAGTTTTAGAGTCTGCAGCAGCAGCACCTGTTTCTTGAGAAGGCATATCTAAAGTAATGTTATTACCATTAACTGCTACAACTTTATATACAGGTACGCCTACACCAGTAGTTTGACGAATATACATACCCACAGCTACACCGTGAGTAGCAGAAGCAACAACCTGATCAGAACCTCTTGACCATGAAAGAGTTGAAGATCCAGAAGTATTTACTTCAGTAGTAGCTTCTGAAAAACGTTGCACTGAAATTTTAGCTCTGTTAGGTCCTACTATAGAACCATCAGCAAAAGCCATTTTACCCATTTTCTGAGCAATGCCATTTGCAACTTCAATTTCAGTTGTATTTGCATCAGATACAAACTCAAAAAAGTATTGATCTTTTTGCTCAGAGTAAAGCTCTGTGTCGTTAATAAATTGTAATCGTAAAGTATAACGATTAGAGTTTATAACATCAATTGAATTACTAGTATTAACATCAGTGTATCCAATGTTAGAAATTTGAAAAGCTTCTGATGATGAGTCTGATATAGCCTTAACTCGTACTATATCATTAAAATCAAGAAGAGGTGTAGAGCGAATACTACCATCTTGGTGAGGTTGTACAACTCTAAATTTGTCTCCTGAAGTTAATGGAGTAGCAGCTAATAAAGTACCAAACGCATCAGCTACACCAAAATCACCTGCACCTGCTGTTGCTGATGCTGCTAAATCTGCTAAAGTTTCACTAGAGCCACTATTGTAGTCTCCAATGAATACGTGAAAATTATGTCCGTAAATTGCCATTTTTATTTATTTTAAAAATTAATTGTTATTCAAAAGTTACACGATTCATTCCTTCAAAATGTACTCGAAGTGAAGTTGCATTAGCGTCTCCAGCCTCAATTCCAATGTAAGGAATTAAATCAATATTATCTGTAAGTATTGCACTTTGTTGAGTAGTAGTACTTACAGTTTGTCCAAATACAAATAGCTGATCATTATTTGCTATATCATTTGAAACAGTATTAAAAGTAATAGATGTAGCAGTTAATGAAACAATAGTTCCAAATAAATCTAAATCAGATTTGTAAACTACATCTCCCACTTTTAATTTTGTTGTTGCATCCACAGTATCAACTGTTAAAGTTTGATTACCAGAAGAATCTGAAGCAGTAATTGCTCCTGCAGCTAATACTCCAGTACCACCCCAAGTTGCGCCTGAATTAGTATGATTTTCTAAACCATATTGTACTCCATTAATGTAAGCACTAATTCGTCTAGTTGAATCAATTACTATTTTAAGGTGGTATCTACTATTAACTGCAACAGCTAATCCTAAATCTGTGAAAAAATCAGCTCCAGCTACACTGTACACAAAGTGCCAGTTAGTAAAGTTAGCTTGATTTTCACCATTAGTTGCGTCAGTACGATATACAAAATAAGCTTGATTAGCATCTGTAGCCCCTAACTGATCGTTAGTCAACTTTAGACCTGCCCATATCTTATTATTATCAATCTCTTTAGTAGTAACTACGCATTCCCATTCTGTATAATTTTCAGTACCCCACTTAACTCCTGTCCACGCAGTTGCGGCTGTGTCTAAATGTGGTAAAAGTATTGCTTGATCCGCATCAGCTCCTGCCGTAGTAAGAGCAATAGCGCCGTAATCAGCGTCAAAAGTACACAATGCTGTTGTCATGTTAGTACCTAAAACTTCAAAATTTCTATTTAAAGCTCTTTGTACTTCTACAGTAGATACTTGATCTAGATTAGCATTAAGTCCTGGCCTTTGTAAAAACCATTCATCTAAATAATATCTAGAAGCATCTCTACCAGAATGGTTTAAATTATCTATACCATTAAGATAAGCGGCACCTGAAAATGTTACATCACCAGCAACACTTTGAGCATTTTTATCAGACGAGCTGATATAATCTCCGACAAGATTATTAAAATCTTGAGCTCGAACGGAAGTATTGCCAACTAGTCCACTTACATTTCTGCTAGGTGGTACATTGGCGTTCGTTATTTTTGCTGTTCTTGCCATTTTATTTATTCTATTTCGTTAAGTTCTAATTTACTTGATTGATAGCGAGGTTGCTCTACATTTTCTAGAGCTTCCAACACTGCCATTTTAACTATCTCCCTATGAGTATGGTCAGCCAAAATACAATCCTGAGCTACACCATCAATGTCTGGAGCAATCTCTGGAGGGTTTGCTATATATCTTAAATGATATTCTGAAATAATACTTTCACATATTAGTTCGTGCAAATCCCCAGAGTAATCTAATCTATAAACACTTTTTAAAGTAGGCTTATTAAAAGGATCATCTATAATTTTATTATACCTATCGTGTGTAACAGGTTTAACACTAATTCTATGACTGTCCTCTGTTAAAGCTTCTTCATTTATAGCGTGTCTATAATCAGTTGGTAATTCAAAGAATAAACCATTGGGTTTATTTAAAGCTGAGTCATAACTACTTGGAGTAATAACACCATTTTTAATTAAATTACGAAGGTCATCTCTTCGTTTTTGATCTTCTTCGAAAGTTGTACGTCTAGGATTATTACCAAATGCACGTTTACTTATAAATTTGTCTTGAGATATATTCAAAAAAGAATCTATCTCAGTTTCAAGAAAAGAGGGAGCGTCTAAAGAATCTCCTTTATCCATTAACAATTTAAACTCTGCATGCATTTCTAATCTAGTCATACTACTTACCTATAGACATTTTACCTTTTAGGTCTAAATACACTTCCTGATTATCAGGATTTTGTAAATACTCAATAGTTTGCTCAAGTGTGTAACCTACAATGTCTCCACCAGGAAGTTGATATTTAGTACCATTCTTTACAAGAACTCTTGATGATATACAATCATCAATAAATGCTCTCATTTTAAATGTAGGATCTTCTACAGTATTAATAAACATTTGCGGATCTTCTGTTACAATCTTATCAAGTTGAGACTCAATAAAATCTACAGAAGCTGTATCCCCAGCACGTTTACCTAAAACTTTAAGAACATCTGCCATTTCTGTTGTAGACATATTACTAAATACTTTGTAAGCTCTACGCTTAAGTTTGGATTTTTTATTTTCCATTTTAGCTTCTTGCTCAATTGAAGTCATTACATATTCTGCAAAGGGAGTGTCGAAACGCTCCATCTCAGAATTAGCAACTCGTTGGTGAGCTTTTAAAACTAAATATTTTACCTCTTCTTCTGGATCATCAGTGTTTAATGTAATACCATCTGAAGGAACATCTATTTTAAACATAGTCCAATAATCTTTATTGTACTTTGATAATGTTCCAGCAGGCATGTGCATCTTGTCTTCGAGTCGACGCTCATCATCTTCTGTTAATCCAGTATTGAGTACACCAGTTCCTTTCATTGCTTGAACAGTTAATCGTTCAAAACATTTAGAATAACGGAGGCTCCCGTCGTGATCGTCGGGTAGCCATCCGTGTTTCTTTATAGGTTTTAAGGTAACCTTAGTTGTATCAATAACACTTTCTCTCTCCGCTAAAGCAACCACTGTTTCTTGAACAGTTTGTTTTTTTGCTACTTTCTTTGCCATCTTCTTTCGTGTTTATATTAATTTATTTATTTATCAGACCGTTGACGAGTAAATCAATTCAGCACAAGACATTGGGTTTTGAATTAAAACACCTTGTTGAGCTTGAGCAAATAATTGATAACCATCTACAGGAGATGAAGAACCTGATGAGAACGAAGTGTTTGGACCCAACGGTGAAGTTGAACCAGCAACGTGCCACATTAATTCTTTACGTCCTTTAGGATATACTCTACGGATATTGTTTTCTCCACCTGAAGTACCCATGTTTAGGATAGTGTATCGGTAAGATTCAGTGTATCCACCTTTTGGGTGAGGAACACGATTACGAATCTCATCATCATACAATGGTAAGTGAACTAGAGTAAACTTGATACCTTGTGGTCCCATGTATTCTCTGTACTGACCTTGGAATCCTAGATTTTGTCCGTCACCAGAAATTCTTTTAGAATCTAATGGTTGGAAACGAGCAGCATGGTTTTCAAGAGCTCTATGGAATTGTACCATACCTCTTTCACCTGTAAATGCTACGAAGTTACGTTGGTCTTCTGGAAGTAAGTTTATTGAAAGATTCAATAATACATCTTCTAAATAGTCAATTGTAAAGTCTGTATAGTGGAATTTGTACGATGGAGAAATTTGCTCACGTAAACCTGCACCTTCAACGATAGCAGATCCAGAGTCACCCATCATAGCGTAAGCTCCATTAACTTGTTTGTTAGATTTTGAGAACCAAAGCATACGCTCTTTTTCTTTCATCCACTGACACATAAACTCATACTCAGCATATTGAGTCCAGATCTTAGTAGTCTTATCAGACTTAGGATCCATCATCTCAATAACTAAAGGACGTTGGTGCATGTTACCAGGCACAGTGTAAGTTTTAGATAAGAAAGACATTGCATTACGCATTTTGAACGGAGAGCTATAGTGAGTCTCACCGTAAGTTCTGTTCAAGGTTCTTTCTTGTGGAGAATACTCCTTACTTGCTCTAGATCCTGCTGCAATTAAGCTTGGAGGAATAAAGTCTGCAGGATTAGAAGTCATCAAAGTACAAGGGTAAACATAAGAAGTTCCTTCCATAAAAGGCTCTTGCATTACACGAACAGCAGTTTCACCGTCATCTAAAACTAGTTTATCAGACATAGCGAAATATTTTTCTGCCATTTTAATATTTACGATAGCACCGAATTGTCCAGGCTTAGTTGCTAAACCTGCATCCGAGTTACCTTGTATAACAACTGCTTTTTCATCGTCCCCTTTCAAGAACCATTCAAAGTCGTTATCTGTGTCAAGCTCTTGCTCTCCACCTCCTACAGATAGGAAGTAATCCATACCTGCATATTGATTCATACCGAATACTCTACTAATGATATTTGATACCAAAGTGGGCTCGGCTGCGAATACGCTTCCTAGGTGGTTCTCTGTCGTAAGGCCAGACCAGCTCTTAGGAGCGTACAATTGTAATGAACTAATTGTGTTTGCCATTTTAATTTAAATTTAATTATTACTTGTTGTTGTTTATATAAGTAGCTCCTATTCTATCGTAGAGATTTTCTCATAGTGTCAAAATTAACAGCTTTTGAGGTACCTCTACTTGGTCTGGAACCAGTTTTTTTCGTACTCTTTATTGCATCCGCCAACTTCCGTGTTGATTTAGTTGTTGATTGACGTTCAAATGCTGAAAAATCCCACTTAAGGACTGTCGCTAAATATGCTATTTTTAAGTCAAACTCAGGATCTTTTTTTCTCATTCTCATGATTTCATTTTCTCCGTTTCTATCTAACTTAGTTATGCCTTTATACAAAGCACTCTTATCTTTAGGACTTAATTTAAACCCAGGAAGTATTTCTTCTTTTTTACCAATATGATCATTTAAATCATCTAGCCATTGCTCATGAGCTTTCACTCTTTTTTGCTGCTCTTCCTTTTGAGTTTTAATTAAGTTCTGTTCTTCATTCTTTTGTATTTCTTTTAGAGAAGCTAAAGCATCTTCTGCTTCTTCTTGCAACACGCCTGTATCTTCATATCTAGAAAGCTTGCGTCCGATTCTATCTTCGCTCCACCCACTTTTAGCTAATAAATCTTTTACTAGCATTTTTTGAAGACCTGAATTATCTTTTAAATTATCCTCTGTTATTTTATCATAGGATTGCTTTGTAGCTCCAATATTTAAAAGATCGTACATGTTTACTCCTGCCTCATAATTATCTAAAAGATATTTAATTTCGTCAGGCATATTCTCCTTATATTCGTCAACTTTAGAATCAATAGTATTCTGAACTCTTGCAAGTAACCATTCTTCTGAATCCTCAAAATCATCATCACTAAAATCTATTAAACCTTGATCTCTTTGTAGTTCTGCAAAAATTCTAATTGGATTTGCTTCCTCTTCAACAGGCTCTTCTTCCTTGCTTGATTCAGATGATTCAGGAACTTCTTCCTTTGTATCCTCTTTAGTATTTGCTTCTTCAAGTTCATCAGAAACTTTATCTTCTTGTTGTACTTCTTCTTTCTGGTTAGGCAACTCGTCCACCTCTTGTATTCTTAACTCTGGGTTAAAAATACCAGGCTCTTCAGTTTTAGTTTCTACCCCCGCAGTTTCCTCCTGCTTTTCCTTCTTCTCTGGACTTTTAGCAATGCTATCAAGCACACTCAAGTCCAATCCATCTAAAATATTATCTTCTATTGCCATAGAGTTTTATTTATTAAGTGACAAAAATAATTAATTTAAGTTAGTATACAACACCTTGTCACTACAGTGCTGGTGAAATTTTTTATAGTTTATAGCTAAAATATAATTTTATAGATTATACTTAATTATCTTTTTTCGCTTTTTCTC